CGAAGCCCACGCGCAGCTGCGTCGGCGAAAGCGCCTCCGCTGCGAGTAGGGTAGGCGCGGTGAAGTCCTCGACCTCGAAGCTCCATGTCTCGTCAACCGCGTCTTCTCCTGCGCCGAGAGCGACCCGCACGGGCACACGCGCCTCGCTCCCAAATGGCCGCAGCGAATCGAGCGTGATCCTCAGCGACTCGCTTGCTCGGTGTACGCGAGCGCGCGGACCCGCGAATGCAGGCAGGATTGCGTCGGTGTACGCGAGCTCGTCGCCTACCCAGACCTCGACGCGGCCGAGCGCGCTCGCGTCGGACGCTAGGTCGAGGACCTCGAGCGCGATGGTGGTGGACCGCGAAACCGAGCTAGCATCAGGCGCAGGGTCACGGTTTGCGAGCACGTAGCGGCTCGCGGGTCGTGTGAGCACGACCTGTTCGACAACGAGCTTCGGTAGAGCGACCTCAGTCACCTTCTTCGACCAACTCCAGACGAAGCGCGATGACATGCAGGCCTTCGTCCTGGGCGATGTTCACTGCCAGATCTGCGATGGACTTGACCTCGCCGGCGCGCGCCATGAAGCGCGCCCGCTTGATGCCGTCGACGCACAGAGACACCTCCCACGCGAGTCCCGGCGCGAGGTCGTGCGGCACCTCGAGCGTGCCTTGGGTGCGCAATAGCCGCTCGGTCGAGAGATTCACCTCCTGCTCTGCCTGGACATGATCGCCAGGGCGAAGACGCGCCGTGTGTCGTGGTCGCAGGTGACCGAGCACCAGCACGGCCGTTCGGGGCTCGGTGGGGAGGGCGATGCGTCCCTGCGAGCGTCCGAGATCGCTTGTGAAGGCATCGAGCTCCATCGTCAGACTCCATCGTCAGACTTGGCGAATGACCTCGATGTGATCGAAGTACGCGCGTCGCGTCACATCGCGTACCGAGAAGCCAAACCCCGCACGCCCCGAGGTGAAGGGCTGCGAGCCGGTGTTGATCGCGAGTTGGTCGTCGATGAACCTCGGCATGCCGTCGATGTCCTCCCAGTCGGGCGTGGTGCCGCGCGGATGCAGCGCGAGGTCGTTCATGAAGGCCTGCAGCACGACGTCACCGTTGTCGTTCACGATGGCGTCGAGCCTCAGGTGCACCCATGTGCCCTGCGCGAAGCTCTGGCCTGAGCGCAGGAGCGCTCCTGGCCCATCGGATTCGCCGATGCCGCCGAGGATCGGGCCCTTCTTAAGCACGATGCGGTGCGGGTCTTCGTCCGAGAGCCCGAGCAGGTACGCGCTGTCACGCACGGATGGACCTCGCGCGCAGAGAAAGAGAAACGGCGAGAAGCCCGTCGCTCCGCCGGAAGGGCCGCGCTGCACGGCGCCTCGGATGGACCCGCCCTTGGACATCGGCGCGAAGCTCGGCTGGTTCACGAACAGGCCCACTGCGCCCTGGGTCACGAGCAGCGAGTTGAAGCCGAAGACGAACTGCTCGCCTCCAGGCGGCGCGGAGACGCCAGCAGTCACGCCCCGGTCGACCATGTTGATGTCCAGGCCGTCGGTCAGGTACGTCCAGTCGGTGCTTGCCATGGTGTCTCTCTGATTCCAGATTCTGGAATGTGGAATGGCGGTCCCTCTTGTGGCATATTCCAGATTCCGGAAGGTGGAATATGCTGAAATCACAAGATCTTGTGGTGGCGTGTGTGCTCATGCTGCATCCGGCGAGGGCCTGGAGCTATGCCGCGCTGGCTGAGGCCACCTGCCTGAGCCAGTCCGCGGTGTTCAGGGCACTCGAGCGGCTGCGCAGCTCACAACTCGTCGCGCCGGGCGGATTCCGTGTGTTCGACGAGCGGCTGCTCCGGCTCGTGGAGCACGGCGTGCCGTATGTGTATGCCGTGGCTCCGGGCAAGCTCGCGCGCGGCATGCCCACGGCCCACTCGGCTGCGCCGCTCAACGAGCACATCAGCGCCAGCCGTGCCCTGGTGTGGCCCACTGCGAAGGGGACCCTGCGCGGTGAGTCGGTGGCCCCGCTTGCGCCGAGTGCACCCCAAGCGGCAGAGAAGGATCCGGCGTTGTATCGGGTGCTTGCCTTGATCGATGCAATCCGTATGGGTCGTCCGCGCGAGCAGCAACTTGCCGTGAGGTTGTTGAAGGAGGAGGTTAGTCATGCGCGGAACATCCCTTCCGCTGGTTGAACACGTGGCGAGCAAACTCGGACCAGAGCTTCTGGCCGAAGTTGCTTTTATTGGTGGTGCAACCATCGAGCTGCTGCTGACCGACCCCGCAGCCGACGAAGTGCGTCCAACGAAGGATGTCGACGTCATTACTCAGGGGCGATCACGGGTGTCGTTTCTGGTCACGTTCGCGGATCGGCTACGTGCCCGCGGATTTCGGGTGGGAGGTGACGGCGCCCACCGCTGGAAGCTTGGCGATGTCATCGTCGATGTGATGCCGGTCGAAGAGGAGATCCTCGGCTTCTCCAACCGCTGGTATCCGGAGGCGTTGCGCGCTGCCAAGCCCTACGTGCTCCCCAGCGGGATATCGATTCGACTGGTGACCGCGCCCTACGTGCTCGCGACGAAGATAGAGGCCTTTCTGGGGCGAGGCGGCGGCGACTATCTGATGAGCCATGACTTGGGAGACATCATCGCTCTCGTCGACGGCAGGCCCGAACTTGCGGCGGAGGTCCGTGCCGAGCCTCCGGGGCTCCAGGCGTATCTCACAGAACAGCTTGCAAGGTGGCTTTCTGATGAACGTTTCACGCACCTTGCGGTGCCCGGTCACCTGCCCTTCGAAGCGGAGCGAAGCGAGATCGTCCTCGACCGACTTAAGGCGATCGCTTTCGAGGCTGGTTGACACACCGGATGGCAAGGGGCGCGTCAGGTCCTGCGCTCGTGGTCGGTGGGCCACAGGCGGAAGGTTTCCTCGGCGCTGTCTGTAAAACGTGCATGCGAAGTGGTGACGTCTAAGAGCGACCACGCAAACACGTCGTTCTTGAACCCTCGATCAAAGCTCTCACTCGGCGCACCGCCAAACACTGAGGGCGCCGCGTCGACGTCCGCCCATCGCACCCAGTACGCGTCGTTGCTGAAGCCGCGTTCGAAGGTCTCCGCGGGGCCGCCGTCGAACGTGTGCCGCTCGCTCCGCGCATCCTCAAAGTGCCATGCGAAGGTGTCTGTGCCGAAGCCTTCGCTGAAGTCCTCGAAGCCCTCGGGCCTTGGGTCGAAGAACGCGCGCACGCCGAGCTCGAGCGCGGTCATGAAGTGGAACCAACGCTCGAAGTCTTCGACGCCGCGCGCAGGAGCCTCGCCGAAGCCCGCGACTCGCTCTGCCTGCACGAGCGAGACCAACCTCCACGCGCGTGGCACACCGGTAGAGCCGTCGGCGTCTCGAAAGTCGGGATTGAGGATCGGCACTACAGCACCAGCCCCGTCTCGCCATCGACGATCTCGACATCTCCAAGGATGGGGAACTCTTCCAGGCGCAGCTTCACGTCGGCGGGGAGCCCGTTGAGGAGCAGGTCTGCGCTGTGGTCGCCGAGCTTGCGTACGCCCTGGGTGTCGCGGATCACGTTGAAGAGGTCGCTGTACGCGAGCTCCGGGCGCGGCTGGCCCTGGGCGTCGCGGACGGCGAAGCCGAAGCTCACGTTCGGGTTGGGTGTGCCGTCAGAGAGGCTGACGCGAAAGAACTCGTCCAGGCGTGCGCGGATGCGGTCACGCACTCCGTCCGGACGCTGACCCGGTGCGATGAACACGCGGGCGCGCACGTCGATGCGAAGATAGACCGGGTCGCGCACTTCGAGCTGGAAGGTCAGGGTCGAGGGGTAGACCTCGGTGACTTGGCGCCGGACGAGGTTCTTGAGCGCAGGGGTCGGGAGTCCGCCGCCCTGGGGGATCACGTAGAGCACTCCGCTGTTCTCGCGGATGGCGGGGTCCTCGTTGGAGGTGAGCATCAGGGCGCGCGCGACCTGGGGCAGCTCAAGGGCGTGGATCTCGAAGTCTTCGCGACACACTGAGCGGGTCGTCGCACGCAAACTGAGCGGCGCGAGCAACTTCGCGGAGGCGATGCTCTGTCGATCGGCTCCGCCTGATGCGCGGTCAGGGTTTGTCACGCGTAGAGCGACGGGCGTGCCTTCTGCATCCTTGGGGACGCCGTCGAAGACGGTAAGTTGTCCCGCGTCGAGGTTGCCGCGTGCGCCGCCGCCCGTCTTGTATCGCACCTCGATGGCGCCCGCCGGAACGGCGCCTGTGCGCCCATTGCCGAAGCGCAGCGTGGCCCGGTCGTTGTGGTCCACGAGGACCATGAAGTGCCGGTCGTTGGGTTCCGAGCGTACAAGGCTCTCCACCTCGGTGTACGTGCCGTTGGTCGCCACGACACGGGCCGAGCGATCGAGGAACGGGACGCGATCGAGCAGGAGATCAGAGCCGCGCAGGCTCCGGGCATCGAACAGCTGACGATGACTCGCGGCGTGCTCGGCCGTCACGGCTGCGACTGAGGCTCCTGCTGCGATCGTGACGTCCTCGAGGAGCTGAAAGCGAAGCGGGTTCTGTGCTTCACGAGTACGAATGACACTCCCTCGAGCGAGGCTTACCGGTGTGCGGGCCGGCGACGACAAGCGGAGCTCGAGCTGTGCCGTGGCGGCTGTGGCCCCGCTCATGCGGTAGCCGAGCATGCGCGCCAACGCGATGACGTTCTTTCGTTGCGTCGCAGTCGCGAGGCGCGACTCGCGGCCTTGCTGGTCGACGTAGTACCCGAGCACGTCGCCGACGAACGCGAACATCTCGACGAGCACATTGCCGAAGCCAGCCACCTCATGGTCGGTCCACTCGGGAAACACGCTCTCGATCAGCGTGTACAGTCGGGCCCGCAGCGCGTCGAAGTCGCGCGCCGTGTAGTCGGTAGATGCTGGGAGCAGGGCGGCCGTCACGGCACGACCTCCGCGGTCGTGGTCGACTGAGTGGAGCGGTCTCTGGCCGACACGCTGATCGCCAAGAGCCCATCGCGATTCGCGGTGTCCACGTTCCGGAGCTCCGCTGTAGGCATCCAGGTCGCAAGCGCCCGTCGAACACTGGCGCGGGCGATCTCGGCAAGGACTGTGTCGTTGTTCTGGTGGCGCAGGCGCGACAGCCCCGCTCCGAACGCCGTGCGCCAAGGCAGCTCGCCCGGCTCCGTGAGCAGCAACATGCGCAGCTTCGACGCGAACAGCTCCGGCCCCGAGGTCGCGACGATGTCGGCGGGCCCGCGCTTGAAAGGCGTCACGATTCCGTGGAGTGTGGTCATGGCACCGGCACCTGTGCGCGGATCGACTGCAGCGTTGAGACCATCACGTCGATCGGGGCGATAGCTTTGTCGAGGGATTGGTTCTCAAGAGCGGCGAAGTCAGGGACCTCAGGTCCCCCGATGAGCCCCATGAAGACGTTGATGAGGCCGATGAGCTTGCCGAGTGACGCGAGCTGTTTGCCGAGGTTCGCGGCTTCCTGGCCGACGCTCTCACGCACGCAGCCCCAGATCTTCTCCAGGTTCGGGTCGTTCAGCTCACGTGCGCGTTCGATGATCCGCGTCGCTTGCTCGATCTCCACTTGCAGGTGAATGAGCTGTGCGCGCACGTCGGAGAGCACGGCGATCAGCAAGTCGATGAGGCCGACAATGAGCAGCGGGAGCGAGAGGACGGGAACGAGGCCGAGCAGCTTCGACACCTTCTCGGCCAGCTCGGGAACGCACGCGGCAAGCTTCGTGGGGTCGGGCGGCGGACCGAGAGCGTCCACGACGGCCTTCGCGCACGCATACAGCGCGGCGATGCAGTCGACGATGTTGAAGATGGGGACCAGTGGCGCGAGCGCTGGCTGGATGAGGTCCGCGAGCTCGATGTGACGCATGGCGATGCCGCCCGGGAGCGTGATCTCCAGGGGTTCGCGGAGCGCTGGTACGTGGATGCAGAGGGGCTGCGTCATAGTGCCTCAACCTCATAAGGGCGCATCGATCGGCCTCACCACACGGCCGCGGATCGTGACCTGGGGCGCGTTGATCTCGATGGCCCCGACGGCGTTGATCAGCAGCGCTGTGGTCGCTTGCAGCGTGAGTGTGTTGTCCTCGGCATCGAAGAGCAGCGCATCGCCGGTTCTCTTGTTCGTAAGCTTCAGCTTGCGTCGACCGGGCGTCTCGTCGAGCTCGACGCGAAACGTCGGCGTCGAGAGCACGCGGTTGTCGGGCTGTCCCTGGGCCTCTTCTGGCAGCTCACTTTCGCCGTTGGGCTTGCCAGCGTGCGCCGAGAGAAAGTGCGGTGCTTCGGGACGCGCACCACGGAACCAGACGGCGACCTCGGCGCCCAGCTCGGGCACAGCATGGAATCCACAGTTCTTGGATCCACCGCCCACCGTGCCAAGCGGCCACGCCCACTCGCTGTGGGGCTCGATGAGCCCAGGCACGCACACGCGCACGCGCCCGAGGCCCTCGGGGTCGTGTCGGTGGGTGACGTAGCCGAGCTGCATCCCGACGAAGCGCAGGTCGGGCGCGCCGTCGACATCGTCGAAGTGCGATGCGGTCATGTCACCCTCCCTCAGCGACGACGCTCATGTGCGCCTCCGGGTCTTCGCCGCCCAGGGAGCGGCCTTCGCGGCGATACTCGACGTGGGTGGTACCTGCGTTCGGGTCAATCACCCGGACGGG